ACATTTACTCCGGCAACTGCACCCGTAGCAGGATACGAAGGCTCAAATTTCATGCGTTATGCACAAACAGTCGCTGGAACTGGAAACACTGCAAATATTATGTATCAAAGAATTGAGGACGTTCGCGTCTTAGCTGGGCAAACAGCCGTTCTTTCGGTCTGGTTAAAGGCAGACAGCGCGAGAACAGTGACGGCAGCTGCACGTCAGTACTTTGGCAGTGGTGGTTCGGCGGATGTTAATACAAACTTTACCGGATCGGCTTCAGTAACAACATCATGGCAACGGTTCACATTTACGATCAGCGTTCCAAGCATTTCAGGAAAGACAATCGGCACATCAAGCGCCCTTGAAATTCAATTCGGAATGCCAACTGGAACAACTCCAACAATCGATTATTGGGGCGTTCAATTGGAATCCGGTACAACTATACCGACTCCATTCCAGACAGCATCGGGTTCAATTCAAGGAGAACTGGCATTGTGCCAGCGTTATTATTTCCGCACTCAAACTGGAACGGGAACTCCATACATGGGAGTAACAGTCGCCGGCGGCGCTACAACAACTTATGCAAATATCATTATGAAGCAAACAATGAGAACTACGCCATCAAGTGTGGATTTCTCCACGATAAAATGGCAGGCAATCAATAACTCTGGAAATATTACAACAGCCTCAATTCAAGACGCCACGCCAGAAAACGTTTTACTTGTCTGTGGTACAACTGGGGCAACAGCAGGAGTAATGAACTATTTAATAGGTCAGACATCATCATCATACGTCGGATTTAGCGCAGAACTATAGGAGATGGAAATGGATAAAGTTAAAGTAATAGAAATTGAAAATCTAGATGGAACTACATCGGAGCATGTCATTATTGACAGGGGTAACGATGAATTTACATCAATGAGAAAAGAAACTTATGATGAATTAAAGAAGCAGAATGCTTCTCTCAAGTAACGGTTGGACGGCTTCTGCTGACCAGAACGAAATCGGCATAAAGTCATACCCAGTCAAAGGCACAAAGATCAAACTTCGCTGCGCAGAAAAGGTCGCTCCCTTGTTAATTGGCTTTGCTGAGAAGTTCCACGAGCTAATTGAACCCATCGACGAAGGTACTTTGGACGACTGGGGATATTGCTTCCGGAACGTGCGTGGCTCATCAGACAAGCTAAGCAATCACTCATCTGGGACAGCAATCGACCTGAACGCGTCCAAGCATCAGCTGGGCAAGGTTGGAACGTTCCCAAATGAGAAAGTACCTATGATCCGAGCGCTGGCCAAGAAGTACGGGCTTCGCTGGGGTGGAGATTACAAGTCTCGCGCTGACGAGATGCACTTCGAAATCGACTTGAGCCAGGCGAAAGCCGCTGCGCTCATCGGGAGCTTGAAGCTAAAGGAGAGATAATGAACAAGGTAAAAGCACTTCTCGCATCATGGGGTCGCAGCTTTCTAGCTGCTGCTTTGGCCGTTTACATGACAGACACAGCTAACCCAGACATTAAGCAGATTGGTTACGCCGGACTTGCAGCCGTTCTGCCAGTCGTTCTTCGATACTTGAATCCTAAAGACGAAGCATTCGGGATCAAGGGGAATTGATTCCGATACGCGCGGCATGGGCAATAGCAGTCAGCCTTTCGCTGCTGTTGTCCGGCTGTGGGTATCAGGGATGGGTGCGCTATGAATGCCAAGAATACGAGAATTGGACGAGTCCCGATTGCCAGCCGCCAAGATGCGAGGTCTTGGGTATTTGCTCAGAAGATTTACTCCCAGAGGGCGTCTATGAAACGCCTAAGCCCTGAGGAGTTACACGCTCGGCTTATAGTCTTTATAGGCATTACGCTTTCCATTGTCTTTGGCGGTGCGGTCTTTGGAATGCTTTACGCCCTGATCTTTGTAACTCAGCCGGTCGCAGTTCAAGCGCCGAACGATAAGGCTTTCATCGATCTCCTGACAACCCTTACCGTATTCTTGACAGGTTCTCTTGGTGGCGTCTTAGCTTCTAACGGCTTGAAGTCGAAGGCTAAAAGTCCGGAAGACACGCCGAAAGATACGCGTAATCCTTGACCCAGTGCCGTTCTTGCTGAACCCTAAGACTGGGAGCAGAAAGACTGACTCCCAGAATCGGGAGCTACACAATGAAACAGGAAACAGCAGACTTCGTTCTGATGGTGGTAAGCGTGGGTCTTTCCACGTTCTTATTTACGATGATCGGTTATTCGAAAGGCTGGCGTGACGGACACTCTGAGGGCTACGTACGCGGTAGGGCAATCGCTAAGGCACTAACAGAGGCGGCGTCTAAATGAGCGGCTTCTTGGACGGCTATGAGGACGTGAACGCGCGGATTAAGCGCTTCCGCCTAGAATTCCCAACCGGCAGACTTGAGGCCTCAGTGGAGGACTTTGACGTTCAGCGCGGTTACATCTTGGTCAAGGCGACCGTCTTCCGTGAGTACGAAGACACCGTACCCAGTGCCGTGGACTTCGCATTCGAGATGCGTTCAGATCGTGGAGTCAATCGGGACTTCTGGGTCGAGAACTGTGTCACTTCCGCTTACGGAAGAGTTATCAGCGCCCTAACGCCTAGCGAGGCAAGACCTACTCGTCAGGACATGGAAAAGGTCGAGCGCCTGTCAGCGGCTGACGTAGCTGCGAGAGATAACCTCGACGCTTGGAACTCGAAGGCACAATCCAAAGAAGCCGGACTTCCAACGCTAGGCACTTCTATCGAAGCAATCGCCGGCAATTTGGGCGGTGAGCTAGTGGAAGAAGCGGAACAATGTAAACACGGCCACATGATCCTGAAAGAGGGCATTAGCCAAAAGAACGGGAAGGCTTATCACGGCTACGCCTGTCCCGAACGTCTGAAGGCTAACCAGTGCGAGGCCATTTGGTATGACTTAAATCCGGCTGGTAAGTGGGTCAAGCGTGAAGCTAAAGCGTGGCATAAATAATGGGGTGGGTCGAGGGCATCAAGAAGTGGGATTACTGCGACAAGTGCGAAAAGCCTACACCTAACGCCGAAGGCGTCTTTGAATACAAAGACGGACTGGCCATTCTCTTCTTCTGTAAGGAGTGCGGCAAATGATACGAATCAACCTACCGTTAGAGCATCAGTTACTAGCTGCGCGAGGCGGACTATTCCGAGCCGAGAACTATATTCCACAGTGGACAAAGCAGGCTCACTCGTTCCCAAAGAAGAAGCAGTACGGTGAACTGACCTTCCCCGAGCTAGTGCTTCGACAGACCGAGGCCTTTGCAGCGGAGTGCGCAGTGGCCACGTATCTCAAGCAGAACCTGCCCGAGTACGACAATCGTAATTACAAGATCAAGGCCGACGTTGGCCGAGACATCGAGGTCAAGTGGGCAAAGTACGAGAACTCGCCGCTGATCATCCAGACGTGGGACAGAGACGACGACGTGGCCATCCTCGTGGTGGGAAAGTCGCCGTGTTATTACTTGGTCGGCTGGCTACCCGTAGCTGTGGCCAAGCAGCCGAAGTACCTACACGACCAGCAAGGCAATTATTGGGTAACGCAGATTAACTTGCAGCCTATGGAAAACTTGGAACGGAGTAAATATGGAACTGCTCGACTATAACTGCCGGACTTGTAAGCGCCTGACCAAGCAAAGGGAACGCGTGGTAACTAACAATCTGCCGCCTAACGTTAAAGTGCTGGAATGTACGGTCTGCGGCCAACTTGGTATCTGTCTGATGGATCAGTTCAATGACTGATTACAGCCTAGACCTCGACATTGGGGCAGAGAACGTACCGCAGACCTCTGACGATTATTACACGCCGCCGTGGGTGTTTGAAGGGTTAGGTCTCCACTTCAACACCGACCCAGCCCAGCCGATTGGCGGCATTTCGTGGATACCGGTGGACAAGTATTACACGATCCTAGATGACGGCTTGGCGCAGCCGTGGGAAGGTCGAGTCTGGATGAATCCACCGTTTAGCAACTCGACACCGTGGGCGCGTAAGTTCGCAGCTCACAATAACGGCATCTGCCTAATGCCTACAGCTAAGGCTAAATGGTTCGATGAGATGTGGGACGCAGCCGATGCAATTATGCCGTTACCGTCACGGATGGAGTTCGTAACGTCTAACGGTGACTATAAAGGCATCTTCATGCCTACAGTATTCTTCGCCTTTGGTGAGGAGAACGTTGAAGGATTGAAGCGTCTAGGTATTGCGAGGGTGCGATGAATAGTTATACCCAGCCTGTGGATAACCCTGTAGACACGCCCAAGCCCTCGTCTAAGTTATCCACATCCTTGACTCGTCGGCTACGCTGTCGTCGCTCCCAGCGAGCCGCAGGGCGTGGTAGCTCGCAGGGGCGAACGCAGCGAACGGGAGGGCTTTGCCTACTGTTAGGCTTGCTTCTGTTACAGATGACACCCGTACAAGCTACAGACAACACATCGACAGATCATTACAAGTTATTCGCTCATTCGCGTATTGTGAACTTCGAGCAATACACTTGCTTTGTGCGACTAATAGACAAAGAGAACCGAGGCTGGAATCCATCAGCTAAGAACGGTTCTCACTTTGGTATTGGCCAGATGCGTAACACGACTTACAAGAAGCTCGATGGCTTCACTCAGATTGAATGGTCGATTCGTTATATGAAGCATCGTTACGGTTCGATCTGCAAGGCTTGGGCGTTCTTCCAAGCTAACGGGTATCACTGATGAGTAGATCGTGGGCTAAGGGTTCGTCGAAGGGTTGGCGACGACTAAGGCAACAGGTTATCCAAAGAGACGGTGGCGTCTGCCAGTACTGCGGAAGCGATGAAAACTTACACATCGATCACATCATCCCGAAGCGCCTAAATGGGTCGGACGACATGGACAATCTCATAACTGCTTGCAGAAGGTGCAATTTAGCGAAGGGGGGGTCGTTTTCT